CAGATCGAGGCGCCGCTTGGTGAATCCGACCGCAAAGTATTCATGGATTCGCATGCACGGCTGGGCGATGAATTCGGGCTAACGCGCAATGAGGCGCAGAGCGGGTTATGGCACTACGAAAAAGATCTGTATAAGAGGTTCGGCATCCCGACTCCTACTTTCGGTAGATCAGACGGCACGCAGCAATTGCTCGATATGTTCGGGCTTGAGAGAAAACCCGTGCGTTAACGTTCGGGCGGCAGTTGCGAGATTTGCTTGGTAAGCCGCTGATGCTCGTTTTCGAGTTCCGCCGTGGCCTGTTTGAGCAGTTCCTGCTGACTGACGCTTTTGCCTTCCCGTTTATTTCGCATCCGCGCGCGCAGCAGGGCCATTTCAAACGCCTGCCGATCATTCAGATGATCCTGAAGTTCCATATATACACATTTTACCAAGCAATAAGCCAGCGGTGGCTATAAACCCCGAAAAGAGCAGGGCACCATGCCTGAAGAAATACTGATTCCACCCACATCTGGAGGCGACATTCCTGCCGACCTTTCTATCAGAGGTCTGCGCAAGATGCTGTCGGCCAGTGACACGGGGGCAGATGCAGGCGACAACGCACCGTACAACCGCAGTGGTCGTACCGCACCGTTATCGGCAGAGGAGCCTACTTCGCCTGCCCCTGTGAAACCGAAAGAGCCTGTGACTCCGAGCGAAAGCAAGGAGCCGGAAAAAAGTGATGCCGAGTCAGGAACGGCTGAAGAGAAGGAAGCCGAAGAACCGAAGTCGGAAAGCGCAATCGATAGACGATTCTCGAAGTTAGCCAGACAGAGGGACGAAGCAAGGCAGGACGCCGAGCGCGCAAGGCAGGAAGCGCAATCTCTGCGCAGGGAGCTGGAGGCGAAAAGTGCGCCGCCTGGCCCGGCGGAGACGAAGCAGAAGCCCGACGGCAGGCCCGTGCCTCCGGATCCGGACACATGGACCGGAGACTGGGCATCTCTGCGTAAAGCCGAACTCAAATACACCGAGGATCTCGCGGACTGGAAAGTGTCGGAAGCGCTCAAAGCCCGCGACCAGGCCGAAGCGCAAAGACGCGCCGAGTATGACCGGCAGCAGACTCAATCCGCCTGGGACAAAAAGCTCCAGGCCACGGTGGCGAAGAACCCGGAGATCATGGACGCCATCGACGAGCTTGGTGCTGCGGTGACTCAGGCCGGCATAGCGGAACTCATCAAGAAGTCGGAGGTAGGCACGGAGATCATGCTGCGCCTGCACCGACACCGCGAGGAGTTCACCGGCCTGCTGAAACTCGGGGATCCCCTGGCTATGGCAAGACAGATCGGTCTTATCGAAGCGCAGATCACACAGCAATCATCGGCTCCCAAACCTCAGCCGGTTCCCCCTCCACCCAAACTCCAGAAGCCGCCCGTTGCAATGGACGGCGGCGGCGGCCCGTCGGAATTCGATCTGGATAAAGAGCCGTACGGCCGGCGCTGGAAACGAGAGGCGCTCCGCCAGACGGAAGGGGATTGACCCGCGCCATTTCACAGGCGCCACAAGGTAAACGATGTCCGCGACTGTACCCAACTCAGTACTAACGCCGAGCGTCTTCGCGAAGCTGGTCCTGATGGACCTGGGAGGGGCACTGAACGTGTGCTCCAACATGTCCCACTCCATCAGTCCCGAATTCGCGCAGAAGAACTATAAGATCGGCTCGACAATCAACGTAAGGAAACCCTACCGCTTCACGGTAGCCAATACCCTGGTATACGCTCCGCAGGGACTCACTGACCAGGTCACGCCGGTAACGGTGTCACTGATCGCCCAGGTGGGTTTCGAGTGGGACTCGGTAGAGAAAACACTCAATATCCGGGAAGCCCGCGAACTCTACTCGAGACCGGCGGCGCTCGCTCTGGCATCGAATATCAACGCAGCGGCGGCGCAGTATGTAGCAAGCAATACATGGAACGCGACAGGAACTCCCGGCACGACACCGACCGACGAGAAACCCTATCTGACGGCAGGCGACATCCTGTGCGAGCAAGGGCTGCCTGAAGCCGAGCCGGTGAACCTGATCATCAACCGCAAGATGTCGTCCGCGTTTGTAAGCGCGGTAAAAACGCTCTATAACCCGACCGGAGTGATCTCGAAACAATGGACGCAGGGCACGTTCCAGGACTCGTTAGGTTACTCGGTGTTCAGGGACCAGACCATCTACACGCGCACCACGGGCCCATTCGGCGGCACTCCGCTGGTCGATGCTACGGGTGGCGTGGGCACGGTAACGGCAGCAGGCGGCAACAACGGCACGATGAATTTGCCGACCAAGGGCTGGACCGCAGCCGCGGCGCCGCGCCTGGTAGTAGGTGACCGCTTCACCATTGCGGGCGTTTATTCAGTGCATCCGCAGACCCGGCAATCGACCGGACGCCTGCAACAGTTTGTCGTCACAGCGAACTTCTCTTCGACTGCTGCCGGCGGCGGCAACGTGGCGATAGCGCCGGCGATCACGGTCTCACCGTCCCAGTATCAGAACGTCACCGCGGCGCCGGCCGACGGCGCAGCGATTACCGTCGTCGGTACGGCGAGTACGGCAGGCATACAGGGCATCCTGATGCATCGAAACGCCTACGCTTTCGTGTGCGTGCCGCTCTCCGATCCCGATCCGGGCATGGGCGCGCTGGTAGCGAAAGAGACTGACGCGGACACGGGAATTACTCTCTCGTTTGTCCGCGCGTTCGATGGCGTGAATAGGAAAGAGATTAATCGCATAGATGTTTTGTACGGATTCGGCGGCCTGTACAAGGAGATGGCCTGCTGCATCGAGTCGTAATGGGAGAACGAATATGAGCACTACACCGACAGCACATCCGGTCGCATCCGCGGCCATAGCTGCGCAGGCAGCCGGCAAACAGAAATTCCCCTACTGGCGCTACAAGGCCAAATACCCGGATCCCGCGGAAGAGACACCTGAGCTCGAATCCTTTCTCGTTACCAACGAGGAAGAAGCCAAGGAGATCGAGAAAGCGGGCGGGTGGGTCGAGTCTCCCGCAGACGTCGGCATAGAGACTGCGCCCGGAGCGGCGCCCGATCCGGCGATTGCGGCCAAGCAGAAGCCGCCAGCCAAGCCTCCGAAGAAATGACGGTACAAGACGTAATCACCTACGCCCTGATTTCTTTAGGTGAGATCCAGCCTAATGAGACGCCGAACACGGATGAAAACAATTGGGCGTTCGCCAACGTCAACCTGATCCTCTCGAGCTGGTCACTTGAGGGGTTCACGGTCTACACGCACCAGATAAGCAACTTCGCGCTGCAGACGGGCGTGATCTCCTACACGATGGGCGTAGGTGGAACGTGGGGCACGACAGCGCGCCCGGTGAAGATCAAGGGGGCCACGGCACGCTCGACCGTGTTCGAGAACGGTCTCACCGTGCTGCCGATGGCCCAGTTCGAGGCCGCCGTCAGGAACCCGACCGGGCGCTCGGACATACTGCCCAGCCTGCTCGGCGAGGATTCCGCGGCGCCGCTGAAGAACATCAGGATCTGGCCACCTCCCGCGGCCAATGCGTCGATCGAGATCTCGTTCTGGATTCCGTTTACGGCATTTGTCAGCCCGGCCGACACTGTTAGTTTTCCCGAGCCCGGCCTCGAACTGGCCCTGATAGGCGAACTTGCTCTGACTCTTGCTCCCGGCTTCGGGCGCCCGGTGAATGCCGAACTGGCGGGCAATGCGCAGAGGGCGAAGCAGCGGATTATCGCGCTCGGCGGGCAGGTGGAAGTAGGGGCTGTGGCGCCGGCAGCCCCTGCAGTAGCTCCAGCGGCTGCATAACATGGCCACTCTCGTCTCTGACCTCATCTACCATGCATACCGCTTAGCAGGCATCCAGCTTGCGCCCGACCGCAAGGCATCGCCGGCCATGACAGATGATGGTGTGCGGGCATTCTCGAGATTGATCAGCACCTACAATATCCTTGCGGAGACAGTCTACACGCGCAGAATAGACCAGTTCCCCACAGTAGGGGGAAAGCAACTGTACACCTATGGAACGGGCGGGGACTGGGACGCTCCGCGCCCGGCCAAGGTGACTGACGCGAACTTCATCTTCAACACTGATCCCGACGTGCGGCGTCCGCTCACGCTGTGGGACGAGGAAGATTGGTCGGATCTTCGGCTGCAGGAGGTCTACACGATCCCGACCGGCGTATACATCGACGGCTCCTCGCCCTTGCGCAATGTCCGGTTCTACCCGATCCCTGACGTGACTTACCAGATTGAGATCTACTCCTGGCAGCCGGTGAGTAGCGGGACAATAGCGGCTACCGATACCGTGGCCTATCCGGACGGATACGAGCAGGCGATCGTGTTCAACCTGGCGCGGGTCACGATGCCGATGTACCGGAAGCGGTTGAACACTTCCGCGGATGATCAACTGGTCATTGCGGAGGCCACTAACTCGATAGCGCGGCTGGCCAGGATCAATGCGTATATTCCCAGATTGCAGGGAGATCCGGATATCTCGAGCAAGGGCATGTTTTTATATAATTGGTTGGACGCCGGAACAAATTAACGCAGGCGCCGTTTCAGCCATTCTTCTTGAGACAAATTGGACTTGGAACTATTGCAGGATCGGCAAAGGAGTTGGATATTGCTGATATCGTGGCTTCCAGACTTGCCGCCATTCCGTGGACTCAGAGGCACGATATGATCAATCTGATATTTCTGTTTGCCCGAACGTTGGAGGGGGACTCCGCAAGCAGCACACATTCCAGCCTGCTTCTCGTAAAGGTCGATAATATCTTGAATCGTATGTTTTCCGGTGGCTCCCTTTTTGCGGGCACGCCGTCTTGAAAGATTGAGTTTGATCTGTTCTGGATGATCCTTACTGTATTTGAGCGAATCAGCGCGGCGTTTCTCCGGATCTTTCCAGTAATTGTTTCGACATAACTTATTGCTCCTTTCCCGGTTAGCATCGAACCATTGGCGGCTGCGCTCATCATAGGTCTCCTTGTTTTTGTAGTAATGATCAAGATTCCTGGCGTGGCATTCTTCCAGATGGTCGAGCCTATATTGACGGGCATGCTCGTTCAATTGCGCTCTATGTTCGGCGCGATACTTTGCGGCGACTTGGCGGTAGTGTTCCGCTCTTTTAGCAGTGGTCTTAGCTCTGCTAACCTTAAGCTTTTCCGGGTATTCAGCCCTGTATCTTGCTTTGGCAGCCTTAATCCTTTCCGGGTATTTGGCTCTGTATCTTGCTTGACTTTCGGCGCTGCGTTTGCGTTTTTCCTCTCGACTTAATGACATACTCTAAGTGTCGCCATTGAGTTCGGGGCTTCGGGAGCTAGATAGATTCAGTACGGAATCAGTACTGGTTAGACGCGGGAGTGAATTGATCGGGGCTTCTTGCGTAAAGCCCCGTGGCGGTTATCAACCGCACGCCCCGTTATACACGGAGATGTGCGCAACGGAGGTCTATTTTTTGTGGTGCTCGGCTTCGTGGAGCTTGAGCAGCAGCCCCATGTGCTCGAAGCCGTTATCGATGTGTTTGATCAGGTCGGCCTTCAGTTCGTCCATGCGATTGTTCGTTTCGTCGATGCGGCGGCTGAGTTCGCTGTTCGTGTCATCGATGCGGCGGCTGAGTTCGCTCTTTGTGTCGTCGATGCGCCTGTTCGTGTCACCGACGCGGTTACTTATTTCGCCCACGAGGTCGGCTTTTAAATCATCGATCCGCTTATGGGTATCACCGATGCGGTTGCTCACTTCGCCCACGCGGCTGTTGGAATAAAGTAGCACCGCTACGGGAATGATGATGCTGATTGCAATTGTCAGGATTTGGGTATCGGTCAAATAATTCTCCTGCCGGTTGATTGCCGGCTAAAACCATCCTAACATCTCGATGAAAATTCCCCTTGTCGGCCCATCCTCCGAAGCCCGCTCGCTCACCTCAGACGCCCAGCGCAGTATCAACATGTACACCGAGAGCGGCGGCACCAAATCGCCTAAAGGATTCTACGGCAAGCCCGGAATACGCAACCGCAAGACGCTCGCCGGTACCGCGACCTGCCTCGCATCGGTGAATGACCGGCTGTTCTGTACGTCAAACAATGCGCTGCAAGAACTCGACCCGAACTTCAATACCGTGCAGAACGTCACGGGTCTCAATACGAGCACAAACCCCGCAGCCTTTCGTGACCGCATCGTGCTGAACGGCCTGCCGCGGCACCTGCAGGCGTTAGTAGTGGCGAACGGCTACTGCTACTCCTGGGACGACCAGCAGCCCTACGTCGATTCGATCAAGATAGGGGACGTCAAAACCGCGTCCGGACACTGCGACACAGACGGGACCGCGGTGCACAGCTACGGGACTCCGTTCGGGGATGCGTTCCGCGGCGCGATGGTCAATCAGGCGATCTGGCTTAATGG